AATACTTGGGATGAACTAAGATCATTCATGTACAATGCTGGATTTAAAGATGTACAAGTGTTCTGGCGAAACTTTATGTTTGTAGGAGCGATAGCAATAAAATGAGTAATGATTTAATAAACGAAAAAAGAATGTATGATAGCGAACAAGAACATGCTCATGATATGAGCTATGAAAATGAAACAAGTACAGTAACTTTAACAATTAAAGAATATGATAAATTAAAAGCAAAACAAAATTATATTACAGACCCTAGTCTAATTTCTATTATAGATAAGATTGAGGAACTAACAAGAGCATTAAGAAAACACATTGTAAGAACGGATATATAAATAGGAGATAGATTATGGCGAGTCCAAACGATTTTTTAAAAGACATTATCAAAACCACAGGTAATGAATATGCAACACTAGCTGATGCTGGAATTGAAAGTGGTGATGTAACAGATTTTATAGACACAGGTTCTTATATCTTTAATGCTCTTCTTTCAGGTTCAATTTATGGTGGACTTCCACAAAACAAAATTACAGCACTAGCAGGTGAATCTGCAACAGGTAAAACATTTTTCCTTATGGGAATTGTTAAACATTTCTTAGACGCAAACCCAGATGGTGGTGTTGTTTACTTTGAATCAGAATCAGCAATAACTAAAAAGATGATTGTTGATAGAGGTATCGATGCTGAAAGAATGGTTGTTGTACCTGTAACAACTGTACAAGAATTTAGAACACAAGCAATTAAAATATTAGATAGATATATGCAACAAGACGTAGATGTAAAACGACCTATGTTTATGTGTCTTGATTCTCTTGGAATGTTATCAACTACAAAAGAAGTAGAAGATACTGCTGAGGGTAAAGAAACTAGAGACATGACAAGAGCTCAAGTTTTAAAAGCTGCATTTAGAGTATTAACACTAAAACTTGGTAAAGCAAAAGTACCAATGGTTGTTACAAATCACACATACGACTCAATGGGAAGTATGTTTCCTACTAAAGAAATGGGTGGTGGAAGTGGATTAAAATATGCAGCTTCTTCTATTGTATTCTTATCAAAGAGAAAAGAAAAAGTAGGTACCGATGTTGTCGGTAATATTATTCATTGTAAAAATCACAAATCACGATTAACAAAAGAAAATTCAATAGTTGATGTTAGACTTATGTATCAAAAAGGACTTGATAAATATTATGGTCTATTACAACTTGCTGAGAAGTATGATATCTTTAAAAAGGTATCTACAAAATATGAACTACCAGATGGCAAAAAAGTATTTGGTAAATCTATTAACGATAACCCAGAGACTTACTTTACAAAAGAAGTACTAGAAAAGTTAGAGATAGCAGCACAAAAGGAATTTTCTTATGGTGGAAACGAAGAAACCGAAGAAGAGATATAGTTATATCGAATCACCCAATCATCCTAAACAAACTTGTATAGGAATTAACGAAGGCAAATGGTCTGGCGTTATTTACAAGTATGGTAAGGTTACACCAATTGAAAAAGATGGTGGGTTGACAATGCAGTTTGAATTTGATATACTAGAAAACAACGGACTGCCAAGGGATGTATTCGGAAACGAATTTTTTACATACATTGGCGATATATTAGTGGAAGTGATTGATGAACAAAACAATAGAGAAGACAACTCTCTCGCATCTAATTTGGAACGAGGATTACTCTAGAAAAGTAATTCCTTTTATCAAAGAAGATTATTTTACAGATAAAACAGATAAGATAATCTTTCAAGAGATTCTAAAATTTATAGAGAAGTATAATAAGACACCTACGATTACTTCAATTCAAATTGAAATAGATAATCGTAAAGACTTATCTGAATCACAATATAAAGAAATAAAAGAAACTATATCGTCATTTGATAAAGAAGATGTTGATATAGATTGGTTGTGTGATACAACTGAAAACTGGTGTAAAGAAAAAGCAATTTACAATGCAATCGTTGACGGAATATCTATCATCGAAGGCAGAGACAAGAATCGCAAACCAGATGCCTTACCTACTTTACTTACAGACGCATTAGCAGTTTCATTTGATAATAGAGTAGGTCATGATTACTTAAAAGACTCAGACACTAGATTTGATTATTACCATAAAGTAGAAGAGAGAATACCTTTTGATTTAGAATTCTTTAACAAAATTACAAAGGGTGGATTACCACAAAAGACTTTGAATGTAGCACTTGCTGGCACAGGTGTAGGTAAATCTTTGTTTATGTGTCATATGGCATCGAACTGTTTATCTCAAGGTAAGAATGTTTTATACATTACCCTTGAGATGGCAGAGGAACGTATTGCTGAAAGAATAGATGCAAACTTAATGAACATTAGTATTGATGATTTACATGATCTACCTAAAACAATGTATCAAGATAAGATTGAGAAAGTTAAAAAGAAAGCAACTGGTTCTCTTATTATCAAAGAGTATCCAACAGCATCAGCACATACTAATCACTTTAGACAATTAATACAAGAACTAGCAATTAAAAAATCATTTAAACCAGATATTATCTTTATAGATTATCTGAACATATGTGCTTCATCTAGATTTAGAGGTGGAAGTAATGTAAATTCATATACAATAATAAAAGCAATAGCAGAGGAATTAAGAGGACTTGCAGTAGAAAACAATCTACCAATAGTCACAGCAACACAAACAACAAGAAGTGGTTTCGTTTCAACTGATATCGGATTAGAAGATACATCTGAATCATTTGGATTACCAGCAACAGCAGACTTTATGTTTGCGTTGATTTCAACTGAGGAATTAGAAGAATTAAACCAGATGGCTGTGAAACAGCTAAAAAATAGATATAACGACCCTACGGTTAATAAAAGATTTGTGCTCGGAGTAGATCGAGCAAGAATGAAACTATATGATGTCGAAATGACAGCTCAAAATGATATAGTAGATAAAAACCAAGAAGACGAAACACCAATATTTGATAAATCAGCGATAGGGTCGAGATATGAAAAGTTCCAAAAACTCAAGGTTTAAAATAGAAATAACACCAGGCAAAAGAGAACCTTATAAAGTAAGGGATACTAAGTATGACCATATCGTACATAAAGCAATGTTTAAAGAGGACGCAGAGGAATTTTGCAGATTTCAAAACAGCCATTGTACTTGGGGCAACTATGAATTCCCTAAATTCATGCGACCTAGAGACTAATAAATACTTGTAAATTTGTATAAATGGAGGGCTTGATGGCTATTACAAAGTACGTACAACAAGTTAAAAATAGACAAGAAAATAAAGTAGATCACCTAGAACGAATTTCATATCTTATTCAAGAGGATGTTATGAATCTTCCTATTGATATTTTCAGAGGATTAGACTATTCAAAATCTAGTAAACTTTCTTCGTCTAAAAGGGATGTTTTAATTGTACGTTCACCAGACAGAGAAACAGATCGAGACGAGATATTAAGGAATTTAAGACAAGCTGGAGTGGATGCAAAACTAGGAGATTCACAATCTAGTGTAGACCCTATCGATGGTAAGTTTGAAGATAGAGCATTTAGAATATTTGTTAAACCAACTTCAGGTGGAATGGGTGAGACAACTTTAAATTCTTCAATAACTGAACTATTTCCATGTATTGCATTTGAAAAGAATTATAAACCTAAAGACCCTAAGTCTTTTCATGAGTACTTGTTAGATGTTAATCTTAAACAACTTAAATGTATCATACCAGCTGATGTAGAAAAAGCTCAAGATATAATCAACAGAGCAGATACTTCATCAAAGTTTGAAGATAAGATGAACAATGCTATTGCAATTCATCAATACATTCTAGATCAAAACAAAGACAAAAAAATAGTTGAGACTAGGTGGGGAGCAACATCTAAATCTAAACCTGCAGGGGTACCAGGTGGACACCCAGGTGATATATTTTTAACTTACTTTGACAAAAAAATATTAGGTGTTAGTTTAAAGGCAGGTGGAAAGAAAACTGCTGAACCTAAACTAAACACTTATGTTAATACTATATTTAACGCATTTAAACAAGGAAATAAGTTAAGAGGAATTTACGCTAAAGTACACAAAGAAGCACATGGCAAGATTAAAGGTATGCCACCAGCAAACAGATTTCAGAAAGATAGAAAAACATCACAAGTTTTAAGAGACTTTGATAAAAAGGATAATAAAAAATACGAAGAACTTTATAATGTTTATCTTGAAATAATGAGAACAGAAATTATTAAATTATTTAATGCGAATAGAAAAAATACTTTGGCATATATTAAAACGGAAGTTTTAAGAGACGCACCAGATGTTCCTACAATGGTAATTAAAGCATCAGGCAAAGGTTATTCAGAGATAACTGAAAAAGATGCTTTAGGTGTATTCTTACCACAAGTAGATTTTGTAAAAGCATATCCTAGTAGAACTTCAAAGCAAGGTTGGGAAATAGAATTAAAGTCTGGTTCAGATAGTTTAATTATGAAAATGTCTATTAGAACAAATAAATCAGGTCATGCAGGTGTAAAAAAATTAGGACAACATTCTCTTGCAGTAAAATATAACTCATTGGCGACAAAATAATGAAAACATTTATACAAGAACAAGCTGGTAAAAATCTTCACATGGAACATCTTGAAGATGAAATTATTAATCACGGTGTACCTGGTGGAAGAGCAGCCATAAACTTTTTAAGAAGTTTAAGAGATATGTTATCGGGTGCTAGTAGATCGTCTGTTAATATGACTGTTAAGTGGGATGGTGCTCCAGCTATCTTTGCAGGTACTGACCCTAGTGATGGTAAGTTCTTTGTTGCAAAGAAATCAGTATTTAATGTAAACCCTAAATTATATAAAACTAATAAGGAGATTGACGATGACTTATCTGGTGATCTTAATTCAAAATTTAAAATTGCTCTTAAAGAGTTTTCAAAACTTAACATTAAAGGTGTACTTCAAGGTGACCTCATGTTTACAAATGATCTTGGAAAAACTAAGATCGACGGTGTTCCATATATCACATTTCAACCCAATACTATTGTTTATGCTGTTCCTAGTGATTCTGACTTTGCAAAGACAATAAACAAAGCAAAGATTGGTGTAGTTTGGCATACAACATATACAGGTAAAGATTTACCGAGTATGAAAGCATCATTTGGTGCAGATGTAAGTAAACTTACAAACACATCATCGGTTTGGATGGATGACGCTACATATAAAGACGTATCTGGTAATGCAACGTTTAATAAGTCTGAAACAGACGCAGTTACAAAGATATTATCAGAAACAGGTAAGACATTTCAAAGAATTAATGCACCCATGTTAAAGAAGTTCTTAAACTTACAGGCATCTATGACTGGTCAGTTAGTAGGTGCATCATATAAGACATATCAAAATTCTAAAGTAAGAGCAGGTGAACCAGTCAAAAACCCTAGTAAATTTGCGAAAGAATACGAAAAATTTGTATCTGATAAACTGCAATCTCAAGTGGACAAATTAAAGACTCCTAAAGGAAAAGCAAAATACGAGAATATACAAAAAGAATATACTAGAGAAATTAAGAAACATGTACGTAATTTGGAACAAGTTGTTAGATTTCAAAACTTGTTAATTGATGCAAAAATGCAGATAGTTAAAAAACTAAATAGTGTTAAGCAATTGACTAATACGTTTATTCGTACTAAAAATGGATATAAAGTGACCAACCCAGAGGGGTATGTAGCGATAGACAGAGTATCAGGCAATGCTGTTAAATTAGTTGACCGAATGGAGTTCTCATTTAATAACTTCACGGCAATTAAAACATGGGATAAATGATAAGATGTCAAAAACAATAGAACAGTTTAATAAAGATATGGGTCTTGAAGAGTTACGTGTAGTTAACGTGGCACAAAGACGTAAGATTGCTAGACGTATGGCACGTATGGCCAAGTCTTCAGCATTTAAAAAGAAAAAAGAAAGATCACTACTTAAAATTGCTTCGCCAGAAAAACAAGCAGTCAAGGCAAGAAAAGCTGCTAAAAAACTTATAATCAAGAAGTTTTACAAAAATTACTTCGATTTATCCCCACAAATGAAAGTTAGAATCGATCAACAAATAGCTATAAAGTACGGTGCGGCTATTAATAAGATTGCAGGTAGGATGAAAATTAAAGTTAAAAAAGCAGAAATGGATAAAGTTAAAAAAGCCAGAGCTGCGAAACAGGCGAAATCAAGTGAAAAATCAAATTAAAAAATTTTCCATATTCGAAGCACCTTTAGTAGAAAAGAAAGTTGTATTTACTTTTGGTCGTTTCAATCCACCAACTACTGGTCATGAAAAACTGATTGATAAAGTTAAATCAGTTGCAGGTAGCGATGACTATCGTATCTACCCATCACAATCACAAAATCAAAATAAAGACCCACTTCCATATGCTAAAAAGATAGCATACATGAGAAAAATGTTTCCAAAACATAAAAGAAGTATTGCAGTTGACAGAAATCCTAAAACTGCTATTGATGTTGCAACTTCTTTATATGGTCAAGGATATAGAGACGTAACTATGGTAGTAGGTTCAGATAGAGTAAAAGAATTCGAAACATTATTAAAAAAATATAATGGTGTAAAAGCAAGACATGGTATGTACAAATTTAATAATATCAAAGTTGTATCTGCTGGAGATAGAGACCCAGATGCTGAAGGTGTATCAGGTATGTCAGCAAGTAAGATGAGAAAAGCTGCAGCTGATGGTAATATGGATTCATTCTTACAAGGTTTACCTAGAGGATTTAGAGACGGTAAATCTTTATATAGAGACGTTAGAAAAAATATGGGTATCAGAGAAGAAAAAGATATGGGTGTTATGGATGATTATGAATCAAAAAGAGACGCATATTTAACTGGTAAGATTTGGAATATAGGTGATATCGTAGAAGCAAAAGATATGACAGGTAAAATAGTTCAAAGAGGTACAAACTATGTATCAATGGAAGTAGATAATAAAATTCATAGAATATGGTTACATGATATTGAAGAAGCTAGAAAAGGAAAAGGAAAAGAATTGTCTGCTGATGATGTAAGAAAAAAGTATGGTAAAGATGTTTATTTTACAAGTAGAGGAATGAAAACAAGAGTAAAAGGATTAGAGCCTGATAAAAGAAGAAAATATCATAAATCTTTTAAAGGTGGAATGGTTACCGTTTATCCAAACGGAAGAGTTGAATTTCCTAACGGTGATTATATTGAAGAAGCTAGAAATTATAGAAAAGAATACGATAATTATCATTCTAGACCAGAACAAAGAGAAAGAAACGCTGCACGATTAAGAGCTAGAAGACAAATGGTAAAAAGTGGTAAGGTAAAAAAATTCGATGAGTTGGATGTTCATCACAAAGATAATAATCCATTAAACAATGAAGAAGATAATTTAGCAGTAACTACTCAAAAGTGGAATAGAACAGAACCAAGATTAAGAGAATATGCACATGGTGGAACTGCTCAAGGATATGGTATGTATCAACCACATGCTGATTTAAATGCATCTAAAAAAATACAAAAAGGTGCAAAGAAAACAGACGATAGTAACCCAGATGCATATAAATCAACACCTGGTGATACAAAAACAAAAATTATTTCTCATAAACAAAAAAGAAAATTCAAAAAAATGTTTGGGGAAAACTTTCCAATATCTTTGGATAATGATCTTAATGAAAAGAT